GCCCGCTGCTGTTCTTCTGTCTCGGCGGCGTCCCAGCCTTCGACCGACATGGCCCAAGCCAACCAGGGCAGAAAGTCGACCGGGCAACGCGCCGAGTCGGCCACCCCGCGAATGATCTCGGGATCAACCCCAAGATCACCGGCGGTGGCCAGCGCCCTTTCCAGCGGGGTGCTGTTATGCGGCAATAGTTGGCTCATGCGACTACCACCCCCTTAACGTCGATGCCGACGCAGCTCGGATAATGGCGCTTGTCGCTTAGCACATCCGCCGTCGGTGCCGTCAGCACCACACGCCGCACACCCGAAACGTGCAGCGCGCCGTAGATCGCCGACAGCGACAGCTCCCCCTCCAGCTCGCGGGCCGCCGCAATCACCGTCGCCAGTTTGGCCTTGGCCTCGGCCATTACCAACGGCAACGACGGGCCATCCAGCACCTCCAGCTGGGCGATGACGTGATACTCATCCGGCTGCCCCAGCAGACTGCGGGGACGGTCCGTGATGGGCCTGACATCCTCGTTGGAGACGGCCTTTTGCACGGCCGCCACCAGGGCAGCCGGATCAGCCGTAGTGCTCACAATCGGCAGCACCGCCAGCGACACGTCACCCGGCAAGGGATTGCTCAGGCCGGCCGCGTAATCGCACACCAGCACGATCGCACCGGCCGGCAACAGCGCCCGAACCTGAGCGCTGACCTCGGCCGCCTTGAAGGTCGGAGAGTCCACCGAGACGCTGGCCACGTTGGCCGAGGCCGTTAACGCGTGGTACTCATACGCGCCACGGCCGCCGGCCACTGAAAGACGCTCCAGGGAAAGCCGTATGCGGTACAAAAAATCGTCGTCTTTTTCCATGACGGCCGACACCGGCGGCACCGCGTCAGGATCAGCGGGCACCAGCACCAGGCGCTGCACATCGAAGTCGGCCGCGCGGTTGTCCAGATCGGTACCCCGGGCATAAGCCAGCAAGCTGGCCTTGGCCGCGTCATTGATCCGGGCACGGTCAAGCATTTTTTGATAGGCCGCCACCTCCAGCAGTTTTACGACAGGGTCGGACTCCAACACCGCCGTCCACTGGTCGCCCATGTGCGCGCGAAAGTCGCCAAGGATCTGCTGATACAGCGTCTCAAATTCCAGCGTTTCCACGACATCGGGCGGGGGCAGCAAAGAAAGATCGATCATGCGCTTACCTCCACTACGGCAGCATTGCCCAGGTATTCACCGGTTAACTCCAGGCTGATCTGGCCACCGACAACGGCCGTCACCCGTACCCGGTCCAGCTTCAAACGCGGCTCCCAACGACCCAGGGCGCGCGCAACCTCAGCCTGTACAGCGCTTTTCCAACCCTCGTTAACCGGCAGGTCGACATAACGGCGCAGCTTGCTGCCGTATTCCGGGCGCATGCGCCGGCTGCCGATCGGCGTGGTCAAAATGTCCTCGATCGACTGCCGCAAATGATCGAGGTCCGAGATGGGCTTTCCGGTTCGGCGATCCAGGCCAATCATGGTTAGCCTTCCAGGCGCTGCAGCTCGGCATGACTGGCCAGGTACTCCAGCGCCTCGGCGTCGTCGCCCTGGACCGTCACGCGGTGGCCGACAACCTTGAATTCGCGCAGCCCCTCGCCACTCACCAGGAACAGCGAGCGCGAGGCGTAGCCACTGTCGGTAAAGGTCACGTCCGCCAGCGCACCAGGCGCAGCGGGTTTCTTGGTACTCATAAGGATTCTCCAGAAAAGACAAAGCCCGCCGAGGCGGGCCGTCAGTGCTTGTGGTTAGGCGTGTTGCCCGTCGTATCAATGATCGAGCCACCGCCGAGGATGTTGCCCGTTACGCGTAACGCGCCATCAATCAACACCGCCCCTTTCAAGGTGATGTTGGCCGCCTCGACCGTGGCGGTCGTCGTCTTGGCGGTGATCGCGCTGTCGGTCGCCACCACTTCGGTACCGCCGACCTTGACCGCCACCGTGCCGCTGGGGAGCGTGATGGTGTAGCTATGGGCCGCCCAGTCGTAGACCAGCGAGCCACCATCATCGAAACGCCACACCTCGACATGATCGCGATTGTCCGGCTGGGCGCCCGCGTTGCCATACAGGCCAGGAATAAACGTGCCCTGCGCGGGATCACCGCTCGGGCTGATTAACGCGCCCTGCTCGCCCAGGCTCGGCGCACGCCAGTGGCGGGCCTTGCCGGCGGCCAGGGCATGCCAGCGCAGCCAAGCGCTGGTCCAGTTGCCGCCATCGGATACCCGCACCCGGGCGGCCACCAGATCCACCGCCACAACGCGACAGGGGATCACCAGGCCGGCCAGCATGCGGTCATGCTCGGCGGACGCATAGCTCATGCCATGGCCTCCGGGGTTTGGTAGTGCGGCTCGTTGCCGGGCCCGGTGTCAGGATCAAACGCAAACAGCAGCGAACCGGGCGGCTCGTGCTCCCAAGGCCAAGCGGTGTCACCCAGATAGATATCTTGGTGCCACAGCACCGACCAGCCCGTGCAGCGTGCCAGCTCGGGGATGATTTCCGACGGCATGGCCTGCACATCCCGCACCTGATCGACAAAGTCGACGTCCCAATACTGCTCGTCCAGCAACTGCATCAGCTTGGCCGCCAGAATGGCCGCCTGCAGGGGCGCCATCTTGCGTTTCGACTCCACCAGAATGCAGGCCTCAAACGTCGCCTTGACGCACAGTCGGCCGTCTCCGGGCTTGGTTGCCGGCGCCACGCCTGTCATGGCGTACAGCAGCGCCGGCAGCTTCATACCCTCTTTAAGAACCGGATACGCCTCGACGTGCTCGATCTGCGGCAATGCCGCCTTCATGGCCGCCGTGATCGCGTCATGCAGCACAGTCAGCTCACTCGGCACCGGGGCCGGCTCGCTAGAAGATGTCTGCTGTTCGCTCATGGTCTACCTCCAGCACCAGGGCAACCATGCCGTCGCCGGTAGGCTCAGGCCGCACCACCCGATAACGCCCGCCACCCTCAGCGGGCGGCAGTTCAATGGTCAGCACCGTTTCATTCGGCAAGCGCGCCGCATCTGCAGCCAGCACAGAGAAACGCGGCTCGCCCAGTTCCGCAGCGTCGACCGCCGTGGCCAGGCCCTTGCCACTCTTGCCGCTCACCTGAGGGTCAAGGAATGGGTTTTCAAAGGTCCCCATAATCTCGGTACCGTCCTCAAGCGTTGAGCGGTCGCCCACGCGCTGCAGAACGCGCACGCTCAATATCGCCATGCGCTCGCGAAAGCCTGGGCGGGCCATTACTGAACGATCAGCACTTCGGCAAAGCCGTTGACCGAATCGGACAACAGCTTGCCGTAGGGGGCCGAATCAGCCGTGCCGGCCGGCACCAGGGCGCCCGCCTTGACGCTGGCTTTCATGCCGGCTTTCAGCGCGGCATCCGCCGGAACGCTCCAGTTTCCGCCAGTGAGGTACACAATCACGGTGCCTTTAGGGCCGCTCTGCATCGGCATCACCGCCAGGTCGTTGATCACCTGGGGCACACCGGCGGCCGATCCGCCGGTAGGCGCCGGCAGGGTGACGGTTTCGCCATTGCTGACATAGTTGGTCGACATACTTTCTCTCCAATCCAGAAACAAAAAACCCCGCACTTGGCGGGGCTTCGGAATGACCAGCGATTTACGCGCCGGCGGATTTGTTCAGGCCGCGCGCATCAAGCGCAGAAACGCCGGCGTCGATGCGAACCTTGGTCGCGATACCGTCGCTGGTGAAGCCTTCCATCTGGTCGATGTATGGCACGTCGACGCCATCCAGATACGCCACCTCGATGGTGTCGCTGCCTTGCTTGGCGGCCAGGTACCAGGCCGACGACGAATTGTCGTCCAGACGCGGCTCGCCGATCACCTGGGCGAAGTTCTGAATCGGGTTGACCACGCCGGCGTTAACCTGGGCGGTCGGCACCGAGGTCGAGCGGATCAGCTGGTTGGCTTGGTCTTCCAGCGCGACCGGGCACAACAGGAACGCGGGACGCACATTCAGCGTGCGGGTTTTCTCGCCCTCTTTGGCCGGCTTGCCCTTCTGCAAGGCCATGGCGGTTTTGGCCGCGCTCATCGCCGCGATCGACAGCGCCGAGCCGGCACCGGTGAACAGGTTTTTGCGCGAGGCGTCGAACAGCGGTTTGCCGTCCTTCATCTTGCCGTTGTTGATCAGGGTGTCATACACCAGATCACCGATGGTTGCGCGAGCGGCAGCCCCCATCAGGCGCGGGATCGCGCTCAAGGCGTCGAGGTCGTCATTGATGATCGCCTGACGGTTGATGCTGAAAATCTCGCCGTAGGTGGCCAGACGGATCGTCTCGCCGGTGTCGCCGAGGGTGATGTATTTGTATTCCGCACCTGGGCGAACTTCACGCAGGGTCGACATCGAGCCCAAGCCGACGCGGTTGGCCACCTTAAAGTCGCTCAAACGGCCTTGGCGAGTCCACAGGTGATAGGTTTCCTCGGCATCCTCCCAGCCCGCCAGCAACGAACGGTGCGAGGCATCGAGCAGGATATTGCCAAAGTCGCTGGTGTCATGGGTAAACGCCAGACCGACCATGTCCATCGGACGCAGGGTTGCCACACCAACACCGCGATCGGCCAGGGATGCACGGGCCAACTCACGCAGGGTCATGTGGTTGTATGCGTTGTCGTTCTGGTTGTCCTCCAGACCGAGACGACCGTACAGCGAGGCCCGCACCGAGTCGCCGACCAGATTACCGTTGCTGGTGTGCCCCGGGTGTCGTGCGCTGGCGATCGGGGTGGTATCACCACCCATTGCCGCCAGCAGTTGCTCACGGGCCTGTGCGACGGTGCAATTGACATCGTCCTGACAGGTGCGCAGCAACTGGGCATGGGCTTCGCCAAAGCGGCCGAACGCCGCCTGAATGCTGCCACGACGCGCGACGTCGTCCGCCAGCACCTGGGCGCGCATCTGCTCAGCCGTCAGGGCCACAGGTGCGGGGGCAGGGGCAGGGGCAGGTGCTGGAGCAGGCGCTGGAGCCGGAGCCGGAGCAGGTGCTGGAGCCGAACCGCGTGGATTCATCAAGGTGTGCATTGTTTGAGGCATGCTGGTGTATTCCTCCAGGCGTTTCGAATTGAGTTGAGCGGCGGCCTTGATGGGGTCCAATACCTGATCCGCGAAGCCGGCCGCCACCGCTTCGTTGCCATCCATCCACGTTGTTACCTTGAGCATTGCCGCGATTTCTTCGGCAGACTTGCCCGTCTTGCGTGAATACGCTTGCACCAATGTGCCCTCGACCTTGTCGAGTAAATCGGCGTATTCGCGCAGGTCGTCGGCATCACCGATCTGGCCACCCCAGGGCTTGTGAATCATCATCATGGAGTTGGCCGGCATGTAGATCACATCGCCCGCCATGGCCACGACACTGGCCATTGAGGCCGCCATGCCGTCGATGTACACCTCTACCCGAGCCGAATGGCCGCGCAGAATGTTGTACATAGCCGTGCCGTCCATCACGTCACCGCCGCCGGAATGAATCCGCAGGTTGATCTGTGACACGTCACCGAGCGCTGCCAGATCGCGAGCGAACTGGCGGGCCGAGATTCCCCAAGCGCCGATATCGTCATAGAGCATGACTTCCGCCACACCCCGCGACGCGGCGCGGATGGAGTACCAGCTTTCCTCGGGCTTATTCGTCGGGCTTATCGACGCCCGTGGCCGCATCAGCGGCCCGTTGTTTTTCGTCATCATTGGGCTGATTCCTCCCGTAGATTTGGTGGTAGTAGTCCGAGCTGTAAACCAGCCCGTTCTCGCGGTTCGCGGCGATTTCCGCCTTGCGCGACGCCTTGAGTTCTGAAGGGTTGCGCTGCCGCGATCGGGCCACTTCCGCCTCATCAGCAAAACCGGCTTCAACCAGAAGCTTCCACGCCGTGGCCTCATGCACCGGGTTGATCCAGGGCATCACCGGGCCTTGATAAAACGCGCCAAAGATCGTCCGCGGATCGACGTCACCGGGCACCACCAGTTGCCCGCTTACGATGGCCATGTCGAGCCATTGGCGGTAAACCGGGCGACACCAGTAGTCGATGAATTCGTGTTGCAGCAGGTCGTAACCCAGTTGCCCCTCGACCAGCTCCTGGCGCTGCGCCGAGTAGGTGCCGTCGTAGCTGCGCGCCACACTGGAGTAAGTGCCGCGCGTACCCGCCGCGACCGCCTTGAGCTGCCCATTACGGAACCCCTCAAGAAACGGGTTAGGCCGGTTGCTCTCGATCATGCCGACGTCTTCACCGGGCAACAGGGTGTCAATCACGATGCCCGGCGCGATCGGAAACGATCGCTCCGGTCGAGTCTCACCCTGATTCGGCGGCACGAAGTCTTCCGGGGTGCCCTTCTTGATGAACATGGCCAGCGCCGCACTGATCCGCGCCGCGACCCGTTCGCTTTCCTCGTAATCCTTGATATCCGCCAAGCGGATCAGCACCGCATGCAGCAACGGCTGGCCACGGTTCTGGCCAATGCGTTTACGGTGCGCGATGTGAATCATCCGTTCGGACGGGACGCGCTTGGTGTTCTGCGCAAAAATGCCGCGCTGACTCCCCGGGTGGGACTTGAGCAGGTGGTAGGCTCGCACCCGGCGCCACTCACTGCGCTCAACGCCCTGGACGATGCCCTTGGACAGGTCGGTGTATTCAACGGGCAGGTAGTCCGGCTCCAGCAGCTCCAGGGCAAACGGCACGCCGTGCAGATGCTCATAGCCAGGCACCTTGCCCATCAGCATTTGCGCCAAGGCCTCGCCGTCACGCAACCAGGTGCGACACACCAGGCGTTCCATTTGTGGCCGGCTCAGCTCGCCCGATGCTTCGGGTTTGAGCGACCATTCCGCCCACAGCGCCTTGATCGCGGCCGCGAACTCGACATGCACATTGCCGTCATAGCCCAGCGGGATCGGCTCCACCGCAATGCCGGGACCACCCACCACCCGTTCTTCCAGGCGGTCAAACAGGCCGGTGACAATGTCGTGATCTTCATCCAGCTTGCGGCACTGCTCACGCAATGACTTAAGCGTTTTGTTCAGCGAAGCATCAGCGCTTTTGGTTTGCTTCTTGGCCTTGTGCGTGCGGGTCACCGTGGCGGCCTCAAAGGCCATGATCACGTTCCGGGCGCGCAGGCGCTCGGCCACCATGCCCGGAAACAGCGGCGCCAGGGCCTTATCCAGAAGGTTCAACCGAACGTCGCCAGGGAGTACCCCGAACGCCCCCCGCGCTGTGCCTGGGCCACGCGCCGCTCCCATTCAACGCGTCCGGCGCGGATCTGCGGCAGATCCGCCATCACCACGCGACGGCCGTTGAATTGCACGTCTTTACCGGCCAGCACGTCCGCCTCGGCTTGCAGGTAGTTATCAAGCATTTCCTGAGGTGTCACCGCAGCCATGCGCTCGCTCCTGTTTCAATCCAGCCGCCGGCGGCAGGCTGGTGGTCTGGTTGAGATGGGATCGGCACCGGGGCCGGCTCTGGCTCCGGCTCAGCAGCCGGGGCCGGTGTTTCGTCGAGGTCGTCCGCGTCCTCTAATTCGTCTGGACCCTCCGGCACCTCCTGATCATCCCCAGCCGAGTTATGGCGGGCCAGATACTCAAGATCGAGGCCGAATTTCTCCTGACAGATACGCAGCGCCGCCAAGGCGTACACAAAGCAGTCGAGCGCCTCGTTGCGCTTCTTGCTGGCATCCCAGCGAAGCACGCGGCGCCCTCGGGCCATGATCCATTTCTTGGTTTCACTAGTGAGTTGCTTCAGCTCGTCGCCGTCGCAGATCAGGTCGTCGGCAGGAAAATGCACGAGACCCGGCACCGGGCGATTGCCGTCCGGCTGTAGCTTGAGGCGGTTGTAGATCACCTCTTTGGCGTTGTCGGTGCCGATTTCGGTCAAGTAGGTTTTGGACTTCTTGTCCTTGCGCCGTGGAAAGCTCGCAATTGGCTTGCCGTAGGTGCTGGCCCCGAAAATCGGGATCACCCAATGCAGGCCGTGTTTTCGACTCGCGGCCTTTACATCGTCCGAATGGTGGCCGCCGGAGTCCCAGCACCAACGTTCGACGCGCATCACCGCGCCGTCTGCGCGGGTGTACTGTCGATGCAGCGCAAGCCCCACTTTTCGCTTGAGCACTTCGCTGGACGGATCGCCGGAGAGAATCCGGCGGTCAATCAACCAGGCTTCCTCACCAGCGCCCCAACCCCACACCCGCAATTCGTAACGGTCGTCTTGGGTGTCAATCGAGCCGGTCAGCACGACCACGCGCGGCGGCACTTGGGCGGCGTAGACCTCACGCCGGGCGTACAACAATTCCCAGTCGACTTTTTCGGTCTGGTCTTCTTCCCAGGTCTCGCCCAGCGTGGTGTTGGTAAAGGTCTTGAGCTTGCCCCGATCCTTGCCGGCCTTGACGCGCTCGTCGGCGATCTTCACCCAGGTGGTGAAAGTCGAGTACACCGTCCAGATATGGAACGTGAGACGGCGTGGCGTGCGCATCGGCGTATCGTCCGCCTCAAACCACTCCATGCTGTCGCGCGTCCAGATGCCGGTTTTCTCGCAGATGTAACGGCCTGTCCGTGACGCCTCGATCATTTCGTGATGTTCAAACGTGCAGCCGTGACCGGACTCGCACAGATACCAGGCCTTGACGACCTCGCCGCGCTCATCCTTCAACCACTTGATGCCAAACGGCTCATCCGGGCCGCCCCACTTCAGCGTTTGCTCAGTGCGGCAATGCGGGCAGCGGATATGAAAGCGCATCAGGTAGGCCGACTCCTCGGCCGCCCGGGTGATCTGGCAAGTGCCCGCCAGCTTCGGGGTAGAGCCCCTGATCGACTTCGGATAGGTCGCGCCTTCCAGACGCTTATCGCCCAGGAAGGTCGGCGACCCCTCGCCGTCGATATCCTCATCAAAGTTCGACAGCTCGTCATAGCCGACTTCATCCGGGCTTTTTTCCCGGTAGTTACCACCGGCTGTACCGCCCAGCCACCACAGCACTTTGCGGTTTTCAAAGACCTTGGATTCTTGGGTGTTGTCGCCGTGTTTCTTTCCGCACCAGGGCGCCAATGCCTTGATCACCGGCACGTCGCGAATCATCGGGTCGACGTGCTTTTTCATGATGTCTTTGGCGTCGTCGTCGGTCGGACTCCACATGCAGACGCTGCGCTTTTTGTGCTCGATCTTGTAGGCGATGTTCGCCACCAACATCTTGGTGTAGCCAACCCGCGCCGACTTGAGCAGGTTCAGCTCTTCGACCAGGTCGTTGCCCATAGCATTCAGCAATGCCACCTGAAAAGCTTCTGTCGTCCATTTGCCCTCCCCGTAGGAGGATTCCGACGACATGTAGAAATATTCGTCTGCCCACTCGACCGCCGTCATGGGGGCATCTTTGTGCAGGCTCTTTAGCCCGCGCCGGACAGCGTCAACTAGCGACCTCATCCAAGGTGGCGATGTACTCATCCAAAAGCTCCGGCACACGATCAGCCAACCCGGTCGCGGCGTTACGCGTAACGGCAATTTCGTTCTCGAGCGCATCAAGGTGACGCACGGCGATATCGGGGTGCTTGCGCTTCACGCTCTTGGGGATGGTGTTAAGGGTTGAGGCCAACTGGGCCGACAAACTGGAGAGCGCAAAAATCATGAAACCTACCGGCACCAGCTCCTTGTCGCCGACCTTGTTTTTGCGCGCCTGGGCGTCGGCCTGCTCTTTGGTCAGCCGCAGTCGCTCGCAATCGATCTTGTAAGCAATGTGCGGGTCGCGCTCTTCACCGTCAGGTTGTTGCTTGCCGGTCTGATGCTGCAGGCGGTTATCCACCACCGATCGGGCGTCGTAAAACGACTCTCGGCCGATCTTGGCGACGGGCTGGACGCCCCATTTGTCAAAGGCTTGCACCGATATGCCGAGGCTGTCGGCCATGTTTTTCTTGTTCAGCCAGAACGGCTGTCGCGTGATCGTCGTGATCTTCGAAGACATAACAACAACCAACCTCTGAAAAAAGGTCATACATAGCGATGAAGCGGGGCCCGAATTACCCCCTAGACCCGGTAGGCCCGGGAGGACCCATAAGCCGGGGGGTGGGGGGTGGGTCCGGGCTGGCCCGAGCCGCCTACCTGGCCGGATGGCTAGGGGGTGCCGGGGTGCCCGCGCCTTGCGCGGCCTCACTTCGCTGTCAGGATCGAATCACGCAACGCGTTTGCCAGTTCGGACTGGCCATGCGCCTTTCCGATGTTCTCGCCGATCTTGTAGAACGGGAAAATGACGCGGTATTGCGGGGTACCATCGGTGTAGAGAAACACCGGTTTGACCTGCTTGCGCGCCTTGCGCTCCCACACGCCCGACTCATCGCCGATCGTGCCGGTGAAATAGCGCTGAGCATTGCCCTTGCGCTGGCTGCGCTTGCTGTTCGTGGCATTGGCTTGGTGGCCGCGCCCGGACTCGGCCGCACCCAGACCCGACAAGATGCGTGTCATGGTGCCGCGTGCGACGTTGCCGTATTGGTTCAGGTAGTCGCCGCTCGGCACGGCGTATTGGCCTGACTTCATCAGCCCTTGAGCAATCAACGACTTCTCAAAGCGCTTATGCGGTCGCGCCCCGCCTTGCACTGCCTGCTGCAGGTAGGCATCAGCGGGAATGCCAGTGGTCCACGAATCCTTAAACCAGACCTTTGCAGGGCGGGTCTTAGTGGCTGCCTGAGTAAACAGGCTGCGCATGGTCGTCGGTGTCGGCCGGTCCAGGC